GCTGTCCGCCTTGGCGCGCACCTCGACCTGGCCGGGGGTGTACCGGCGCTCAACTTCGGTCATCTACTTGGCTCCCGTCAAAGGGCGGATCGGTGTCACAGTCGCCTCGGCATTCGGTGGTGGGGCCGGCGCGATCGCCGGGGTCGTCTTGTACTCGGCACCCTGCCCGTTCGGCAAAGGCGCCTGATCTTCCTGGATGCGGATCTCGTCGATCGACGCCGCGCCCATCGACACCCGCAGCGCGTTGACTTCCCAGCGGGTCTTCAGGTCGGCGCGGATCAGCGCGTCAGAGTTGAACCGGACATACTGCCGGTCGGGCAGCTGCGCCGAGAACGCCGACTCCAACGCCACCAGCCACGGCCGCAACGTGAACATCACGAAGTTGATCTGCTGCTGCTCGACGTTCGCGTACGTCATCGAAGAACCCGACTCGCCGCCGATCATCTCCGGCGGGATGCCGTACACGGCCGCGATCTGGTTGGTCGTCATCTTCATCGTCTGCACGAACTGGGCCTCCTCGGGAGGCACCGAGACCGGGTTGTACACCCAGTCCCGGCCGTAGACGAGCGGCTGCTTCGACGCGATCGCCACACCCAGGCGGGCCTTGATCTCGTTGGCCTGCTCCGGGTTGACGGTCTGCTCGGTGTTCTGGAACGTGCCGGGCGGGAATCCGCCGGCCGCGAACCAGTCCGACGCGTAAGACTGCGCCTGCAACCCGACGCCCAGTGTCTGCGCGTACGCCGCGATGGGCGACATGCCGAGACGCTCACCGGGCATCGCGAACAGCGGAATGTGCAGGATGTCCTCGCGGGCCACCTCGCGGCCGTTGACCAGCCAACCGGTCTTGCCCTGGCGATCGTCCGGACGCACATGCTGCGGGTTCAGCCACTCGACCAGCGTCGGCTTGGCGAACCCGTCCCGATTGATGATCAACCCGAACGCATTACCCCGCAAAGCCAACGACACCACGCACTTGTGCAGCCACGGCACCAGCGTGCCGTCGGTCACCAGCAGGTCGAACAGCGGCGGCAGCTTCGGCATCGGCACCCGAGCGTCCTCGACCCGCCGGTACGCCTTGACCGGCAGCGTTGACACCGACTGCGCCAACAGTCGCACCGCCGAATAGACCGCGCTGAGGGACAGCGCCTGCGACCCGGAATCGTAGGTGACCGGTGGCACCTGGTTGAACGGCAGACTCGAGTGCCACGGCAGCGTGGTGATCGACCGCTTCTCAGGGAAGCCGAAGAACTTGCGCCAATCCCAGCCCATCGACCCTCCTCACTGGACGCTGTTGAGCACGTCGTAGGTCGGCTGGGTCTCTAACAGCCACAGCGCGCCGGTAGCGCCCGCGATCGGCGCGACGTCGCTCGTCGACGACCGCCACGCCCACACCCAGCCGCCACCTTCGAGCTCGCGGGTCGCCGCACCCGCCAGCGACTTCGCGTACACATCGTCGGGCGAATGGGTGAACGCCAGGTCCTTCGCCAGCTTCTCCAGATGTGCACAACCGGACCCGGCCTCGCTCTGCCCCAGCAGCTCCAGGTCGAACCCGGCCAACTCCTCGCCGTCGCGTTCGTACGGCTCCGCCAGCGTCGGCTTCCACGCCTTCACCGGCCCCGCCTCCCACGCCGCGAACTTCGCACCGGGATGACGCTCGTGCAGCTGCCGCAGCCGATCGGTCAGCCAATCCACATCCGGGCGATGGTCCGCCAGTTCGACATGCGGAACGCCGTGGTGCAGCGCTGCCACGTTGACCGAGGCCGACGCCATCCGCTTCGCGACCGTGACGAAGAACACCGGCCCGCCCGCTGGGTAGACATCCTTCGCCGTCCGCTCCCACGCCTCTTCCGTGACCGGCTTCTGCACCACCGCGAACTCGTCCCACAAGCCCAGCCGCTCCCGACCGAAGCCCTCAGGCCCCAGATCGGGCAACTCGCCGGCGATGAACTCCTCGGAGATCCGTAGCCCCATGCCCGGGTTGGCCTGCGCCCACACGGCTCGGTCGGTCAAAGACGAGCCAGGCACCGCCGACCAGTCGAAGTACGCCAGCCGGTCCGACCCCTGCTCGCCCTGGATCTTCTTCTGCGCCAGCACTTCAGACTCGGCGAACCCGGCCGACGAGGTGAACCACATCTGCGGATTGCCGTGGATCGAACGCGCCGACATGGTCGGCATCAACGCCGCCATCTGCTCCCGTGTCAACGCGAACGCCTCGTCCAGCACCACCACATCACCCGACAGGCCACGCCCACCCGTTGCCGTCCGGGTATAGAAGATCAGCTTGCAGCCCGTCGACTTCACCGTGATCGACACCTCGGTCGTTGACCGCCGGTATGTGACCAGGTCGTCGCCGTAGCCAGCATCCCGCAGCAGAGTCTCCATCCGCTCGAAATGCTCCTTAGCGGTCTTCGCCTCGTGCGCACTGTGCGTCATCCGCTGCTCGCCGAACAGGAACAGGCCGGCCAGCTCCCGGGCCTCAAGGATCGAACCCTTGCCGTTCTGCCGCGGGCACAGCAGGCACACCTGCCACGCCGCCCACCGGCCGTCAGGCTTCTCACCCAGCGACTGCTCCAGCACCCACCCCTGCCACGGATCAAGGAACAACCCGAGCTCGGCAGACAGCGCCACAGCCTCAGCACCTGCCGAGGACTTGAACTTGGGGCCGCTATGAACCCGCGGCCGCTGAACGCCGAGCAGCGCGTCGGGCAGCAAGAGCGTCAATAGCACTCGCCTCCTTCGCCTCGGACTGATGCCTCAGCATCGGAGACTCCAGCAGAGCCCTCAGCGCACCCGCAGTCAGCCGGGCCTCCTGCACCATCAACGGGTCGCCGGCCATCTCATCAAGCCGGTCAGCCATACGGCACGCCTCCACCGCCAGGATTCCCGACGGGGAACACTCGTCCGAAACGCCCAGAACTGCCCACAACTTCTCGCCGCGAGCGCTGAACTGAGGCATTGATCAAGATCCCCCAAGATTCTCGCTATAAAAGTCGCGCTGACTGGCGGAGTCGTGCGGCTGCCCCACTAAGAAAACGGCCCTCACTCACCAGCGGTCCGCATAGCGAGGACGGTCCCATGTTGGCTCGAGTCCCTCCGCTTCTCGGTAGCGTTCCCGCGCCTTGCGCGCGTTGCTCTCTTCAGCGCATTGGTCTGAGCAGTAGATGCGACGGCCAACGTAGGTAGTGCCGCACATCTCGCACTGTCGTGCACGTACTGCGCTTGGCTTGGGTTGCTTGACCTTGCGTGGTGTGGGTGTACGAGGTGGGTCGTCCTTGTGAGCTAGCCATCCGCACCGTTGTGAGCAGTACTTGCGTCCTGCTGCTCTGGCTTGTGGGGTGAGCGGGCATCCACATTCGGGGCATCCGTTGATCGGGTCGTAGCCCAGGGTGCGGATCATCCGCTGCTTGGCGTTGCCGATCCGCGCGCCTTTACGGGCGCCTGCCTTGCGGTTGCCGACGCAGTGTGCAGTGCGGTGCCTGTGCTCAGGCCCTCGGTAGGTGGTGCGGTCATGGTCGTCGTGGCCTAGATCCCATGGCTGGCCGGGCTGAATGGGGTGGCCACATCGCCAGCACAACACGGCGCCGGTTGCCACCTTGGGTGCCCATTGTGCACGCAGCTTCTGGTGTGCGCCGCCGTACCCTCGGGCTGCGGTCTTGGCTGTGGGTGGGGCGAACATGATGGGTCAGGTGGTGCTATGCCCGCCTAGTCCAGGGCTGGGCGATGGGTCCCCACCCGAAGGCGAAGTGCAGGGCGATCAGCCCGAGCCACAGCAGCAGCATGAACTGGAAGCCGCCTACCCCGAACAGGGCTAGCACAATCACGACTGCGGCGCAGAGTGCGAACACGGGTTACCTCCGTAGCTGGTAGCGGAGCCGGCCCTGGTCGTCTCGGGATGGTGGGCCAAGCGGTCCGGTGACGAGGTCGTAGTCGAGGGTGGCGTAGGTGGGCGTGAGGTCTTCGCTGGTGGGGAAGGTGATCCGGACTGGGTCGAGCAGGACTGGGATACGGATGCGGTGGGCTGGGTTGGGGTAGCTGACTGCGAGTTCTCGGCCGTCGTTCTCCCCGCCTATGAGGATGGCTGGCTCGGTCATGACCTACCCGTTTCTGGCAAGGCTCTCGCCCACTGGGCGTAACGGTAGCACCCGATCACGCGTGTTCACGGTCACCTTCGGCTACCTCTTCTCGGAGTCGGATGGCGTCGGCGATGTCAGGGTTCACCAGGCAGAACACATCCCACGGGAGCCACCAGTTGCGCTCGGTGCGACCGTGCTGCTCGGTGCGGGCAGGCTTGATCTTGCGTCGGCGCTTCCAGATTCGCAGGGTGCCAGGCTCGAGGTCGAACTCCTCGCAGATGTCCTTGGTCGCCAGGGCGGGCCGGCGGCGCAGCTGTTGCTCGAGGTCGCGGACGACGACGTCGTGGTCGGGCACCTCGGTGCAGGCGAGGATGCCGCCGGGTTGCATGTAGGCGGGGTTGTTGCACTGCGGGCACTTGAGCTCCAGCTCGGGTTTCTCACCGAGCGCAGCCCGCACCTGGTTGGCCATGGTGGTGACATCTTGCGCCAGCTCGGCGCCCCACTGCTGCTCGGCGATGAACGACCACCACTCGACGAGGGTGGCGGCCTCGCTTCTGACGGTGGCCCGTTCGGTCAGGTCGGGGAAGGCGAGCGGGCCGTTCTGCTCAACGAGTTCGTCGACGAGTACCCGGACCCAGGTTTCGAGGGTGGGGGCGATGCCGTACCGGTCGGTGGTGTCCCAGCGGTGGGTGCGGGCGGTATCTCGGTCTAACGGTCGGAGTCGGTGAAGGGCGGATTCAGCTGCGTCTCGGGTGGCGTAAAGCCGCTGGTAGATCGGCTGCCCGGTGGCGGAATCACGGCCCCAAGTTAGCACCCAAGTGGGCAGGCGGGGGTCTTCGCCGTGCCAGCAGGGTTTGTGCCGGGTGTCGACGAGGTGCACGATCGGGATGCTGAGCGGCGCCGGTGAGCCGGCAATCTTGGCCCGGTAGCCGGAGACGTCGTGGTGGGTCTCAGTCAACGTGCGGGCGAGCTCGTCGACCAGGCCGGGAAGGGCTACCAGGTCGGCCCGCGCGGCGCCTAGCACTCTCTCCCGGTGAGTCGTCAAGGTGCCGATTCTTGGTCGCGGACTGAGTACGGCAGGGCTTGAGCCCGAAAGCGGATGGCAGCTTGCTCGGCTTCTTCGAGGGTTGGGTAGGTCCCGATGTGGAGCCTTTGCCCAGCAGACTTGCAGGTTGCAACCCAATGCCCGTGACGCGT